TTTTGTCTGAAGAACGAGACTTGTGGGTCGCCTGTGATGTACACATCTTGGGCACCGACCGATACGAGGTCAATCAAAGCAGCTGACATATTTTACTAATATAGTATATTAAAAAAATTGAGCATAAACGTATTAAGAGACATGGTTGTTTTTCAAGCCCTCACATGGGAAACCGAAGATAAACACGCACAGCATTTGATACATATTTTTGGAAAAACACAAGAAGGTAAATCTGTATGTGTTACGACAGAATTTTCACCTTATTTTTTCATAAAACTCCCTACTGATGATTATAGTACACGCGCCGAACTATATTATGAGAGTATTATGAAACGGTGTCCTGGTTTAATAATTAGTTATGAGATACAGTCGTCTATGGACGTATGGGGGTTTCAAGATAGTAAAAAGTTCTATTTTATGAAACTTACTTTTGAAACACTGGCAAATCGTCGTAAAGTTGGATACGCTCTTAAAGAATCGTTGAGGATATATGAAGAACCGCAACCACGAGTATACGGTGAACCGTACGATATACCGGAACCTCAATTTGTAAAATTGAAACTTTACGAGTCCAATTTGGAACCGGTCCTACGGTTAATGCATATAACTGGTATTCAATCGACTGGATGGTTGGATTCTGGTGATGAATGTACACCGACAAATTATGCAAACACTGATTTAGATTTGATGTGTTACGACTGGAGAAATCTAAAATCTGTTAATAAACCTGAAACTGCACCATTCGTTGTAGCTTCTATTGATATTGAGTGTAATAGCTCTACTGGTAAATTTCCTAGTGCGGATATATACGGTGATTGTTGTTTTCAAATCGCCGTTTCGTTATGTTCATTCGGTACTGATATACCTTATAATAAGACGTGTTTCTGTTATAAGAAAACGGACCCTGACCTGGAAGGATGTACTATTCTAAGCTATGATTCAGAAAGGGGAATGCTTGAAGCCTTTAGTGAATACATGGTAAAAATGGACATTGATATTATTACCGGATGGAACATATTTGGATTTGATATGGAATATATAATGACGCGTGCAAAAATGGTCGGGTGTTCCAAAAACTTCTTTGAAATGAGTAAACTTAAGGGGTATAAATGTGAAATGAAAATTAAGAAGTTATCTTCTAGTGCACTCGGTGACAATGAACTCAAACTCTTACCAATACCCGGGCGTTTTATATTCGATTTATTTCACGAAGTTAAAAAGGGGTATAAACTTGATTCATATAAACTTGACAACGTTTCTAAATTATACCTAGGTGATCAGAAAATAGATATGTCTCCTAGGGAGATGTTTGCGCGTTTTAAGGAAGAAGATCCTGTAAAATTACGTGAGGTAGCGGAGTATTGTATTAAGGATACAATTCTTCCACACAGATTACTCTCTAAACTTTGTATACTTATTAACCTTATAGAGATGGCAAAGGCAACTTGGGTACCCTTATGTTACCTTGTAGAAAGGGGTCAACAAATTAAAGTGTTTAGCCAGTTAACAAAAAAAGCACGCGAAATGAATTATATAGTTCCTACTATTCAATGGGGTGAAGGGTTGGTAGATGGATACGAAGGAGCAACTGTACTCGAAGCGCAAAAAGGTGCGTACTATACACCGATAACCGCTTTGGATTTCGAGGCGTTATACCCATCTATAATGGTCGCACACAACTTATGTTATTCAACCATGATTATGGACCCCATTTATGAAAATAAAAGATTATATCCAGATTTGGAGATCGAAACGTTTGGTAATTATAAATTTGTACAAAATGTACCGAGTCTTGTACCGAGTATCTTAACAGAACTTAAACAATTTAGAAAACAGGCTAAGAAAGACATGGCCAAATCATCGGGATCTTTGAAAGAAATGTATAACGGTAAACAATTGGCGTATAAGATATCAATGAACTCTGTGTATGGTTTCACGGGTGCATCGAAAGGTATGTTACCTTGTGTTCCCATAGCGTCAACAACAACAATGAAAGGACGTATGATGATAGAGGATACTAAGAATTACGTCGAAAAACATTACCCGGGTGCGAAGGTAAGGTATGGTGACACGGATAGTGTAATGGTTGAATTTGACGTCGGTGAACGTAAAGGTGAAGATGCTATTAAATATAGTTGGGAACTTGGTGAACGCGCGGCGGAGGAGTGTACAAAACTTTTTAAGAAACCAAATAATCTCGAACTCGAAAAGGTATATTATCCATATTTTCTATATTCGAAGAAACGATACGCGGCAAAATTATGGACAAAGGGTAAAGATGATAAGATGAATATGGTTTATATAGACGTAAAAGGTCTTCAACTTGTTAGACGTGATAATACACCGTACATGCGTGAAGTTTGTAAAGAATTACTTGATGTTATTTTGGAGAGTAATGACACAGTTGCACCAAAGGCACTCGCTTTACAACGTGCCGTAGAATTACTAGAAGGTGACGTTCCTAATGATAAATTGATTCTTTCACAACAACTTGGAGACTCGTATAAATCTCAGAATTTGCCACACGTACAAGTTCGTAATAAAATGCGTGATAGACAACCCGGTTCTGAACCACAATCTGGTGATCGTGTACCTTTTATTTTATGTAAAACATGGGACCCTCGTGCAAAAGCATACGAAAAGGCAGAAGATCCTAAATATGCATTGGAAAAAAAGTTGGATATAGATTATCCGTACTATTTTCTTAATAAATTTCTCAACCCTGTGTGTGACTTGATTGAACCGTTATTTGATGATCCCAAAGAAGAAATATTCGGAGAACTCATATCGGGCTCTAAACCGGAAAAACGTAGTAAATTGTGTGATTATGATCCAAAACAGAAACGTATATCTGATATATTTAAACTTAAAAAATAGAACACATTATAAAACAAGAGAGTATGATTGAATGTATTTTTTCAGAAACATATACAATTTATGAAAAAAATTTAAATCAACTTGAAAAACATAAACTAATAAAATTATATCGCGCGTTATCTATCAGATACAACAAACCATTTTATGAAATTTCTAAAAACTGTAAAATCGTAAACATAGAAGAAGATATTGATATACCGAAAACTCTAAATGAACGTGATTATGATAATAAAGAATATTCAGATTTATTAACATGTATGTTAGAACATACATTCAAAAGAATTGATAAAGTAATCATCCAATCCTTAGAACGTGTATCCAAAGAAAATGTTGGATTGATCATTTTGAAAAACAATCTGGATTTGATTCAAGATACTCATAAAAAGTCACAAACAAATGGGTATTTATGCCTTGGTATTAATAGTAAAGGTACTGTATGTTGCCAAAGAGCTGTAAGAACTGTGGGTAAGTTTCAATTTTGTAAAAAATGTGCAAAAAATGCAACTATAGAAGATGTACCTGTTCGAACATATCACGGGAACATTTATTCTAATTCTGATAAATCACATAGTGACAATTCTGATGATGATAATCCGTTCCCGTGTAATACACATTTTAACAAAGTTACTTAAAGTTATGCTTATTTTAATATATAAGATGAATAGATCAAATGTATTATTAACGTCTATAAATGAATTCTACGGAATACATGAAAACCGTGATATTTTGACACAGATATTAAATAAATCCGGTGGTATTTCATTAAGAAATTTAGAATGGTTTATTACAAATTATTCAAAAAAGAACAACTTAACTTATAAGACGTGTGATGGTAAATTGTTTAGCGTTCACGTCGCTTATAAATCGAGTTTAGATGGTTATAGTAAAAAGTTATTTGATCCATTTTGTAGAGCGGATAAAATCACATATAACATACCTGGTACAGCTAATGAAATTCATACAACTGTTGCTCAGTTAAATTTCATTAGATGGTGTATAAAAAACAATATAATTGATTATATAAAAGATCATAAAATGCAATTATTTAATAAGCGCGTACCATGAAACCATTTTCGAATGAAAGTGTTTGATAACCAACATAATACATGTTAAGTGTATAATCACTCGTTAATCCATTTACCATTTTTACATCTAGAACAGTTTTATTAGATTTTAATTGACTAAAATCCAAACTTCCCGACGGTTCCACGTTAATCGGATTCATCGAGAATGCATACGTGTATATATTTCTAAACGGCCTTGATAATCGGTTCGATAAAGGTATCGTATATTTGTAATATTTATGATCACTATCTTGAAAACCAGGTACATCTTCACCATTTATAAATATTTTAGCGCTTAGCATTGGTGGATTATAAAATTCATTTATTATTGAATATTGTACATTCGATGAAAAGTTATACCTATTTGCAAATACATTTGCTAATAAATTATTACCACCGGTAAATATTTTTTCGTCTTCAAACTCTTGACGTCTAAAAAACCAATTAATACTTTTAACTGGTATTTTAGGAACGAGTTCAAGTTTGGCACTCGTTTCACCAGCTTTTATAACAGTCGATGGATGTCTTTGTACAAAATCGGTAATTAAAATATGTTTTTTGTTTTTTATGTACGAACGTTCGCGATCTTCTAATGTAATTTCTTCGGTTACGATATCAAAACTATTTAATGATATCGTACCTGTATAATTAGTAAAAAATGTTTGTGGTTTAAATTTTATATCAAATTGTATTTTTTGTTTATTAATAGCACACGTCGGGAAATACGGACGGTTTGGTTTATTTGTATCGTATTCATCACCTTCATATTTTCTTGAAAAGAAAAATGGTATGGGTATAAATAGCTTAGACTTATACTGGCTAAAAATTTGATTACCCGCTGATAGAGCTGTATCTTCGGCTAAATTTCTATTAACCGTGTACCTTTTTGTCCTCTTTTCTGATTCATCTAGGTAAAGTTCATCGTATATTATACCCCAATCGGAGTGGAATGTTTCAATAATGGTTTCGTCTATACGCATTGTTATTGATTCTATGACGTGTCTACCAACTTGATCAGCGTAATAATAATCATTGTCTCCTTCAGATGGTAATCCTGGGAGCTCCATTGAAATATACATATTAGAGAGAAGGTCACCCATATTTCTTGGGTTAAGCGTAACCTTTATAGTTTCGTTGAATGGCCAACTCGCTTTAGCATTCCCTGGTTTAATTACGTTTGTACTCTTATGAAATTTTCTAAAGTTAGAATGTCTCTTAGAATCGTAATTAAATAATGAATTCGTAGTTTCATTTTCTAATAAGTATGTATCTTGTTTACCTATCGCATTTAGTGATATTATAGCGCCTGTGTCTGGCCCACTTGTATCACACATACTATTTACTATAACACATTTTTTTAAATGTCGTTATACACGATCATTTGCCTATTTTTAAAATTTTTACATATATACTTTTTTAAGGAAATGTACCATAATTGTAAATATATTGTAGTCAATGAATAACACTGACCTTTTAACGATTTAACTTTTCCAATTTCAAAATCTCTTATTTTTTTAAAATCTGGGGTTTTTACACGTTCGAAACACGAAAAACATACACGCTTAAGACTTTGACCGAAAAATTTATAATACGTTTCATTATTATATAACCATATAGGCCTGATATTTCTATATTTCCTTATAAGCTCTCTAACTTCGTAATTATTTGATTTAATATATACATTTAAAGGACAATTACACAGAAAACAAAAACCTTTGCATCTAAACTGCACATACATAAAAGATTCAGTCGTCATTCTTTTATGTATTATAATGAAATTATACAACCCGATGGAACTCCTATTATAGGTATAAATTATGAAGAAGAAAGACCCACTGTATTAGAAGTTTTACCTAACCCCGAAATAGAAATTCAACAACGAGTACAACAACCCGGGTATCAAATATTCGATCCGAAAATTATATATTGGTTAAATTTGTTTATTATAATAATTAGTGCATATTATACACTTGTATATGATAACATGATATCTATATGTAATTGTATGGCATGTATATTACCATTACACAGTACGCAAAATAACAGTTTATACGGTATTATTGGATATACTGTATATATTATGTTTGCTATGCTGTTAACAACATTTTTGGGTATATATGAATATTTATGGTATTATGTTATTTGTGATTCTATAATTATATGCATTTTTATAACCTCAGTCGCGAAATATATAATATATATCAGGAATCAAACTCAAAATATAACTGATCATGTTGTATGAACAAAAAGACCTAGATGTTGCCAAATCGTTATACGGTAACGATATAGAAAAAAGTGAACGTTTTGCGAGAAGTATACATAAACTCAGAGAGTCTCGCAAAAAGTACGACGATAAAAGAGAAAAGTATAAAATCAAATTTATAGAAACTGTTCCCGAACAGAAAATAGAAAATAGAACAAAAGTTAATACCTGTATTGCTTTAACATTATCCGGTAAAAAATGCAATTTTAGGGCATCTTGTGGTAAATATTGCAAAAAACATTCCGCTAAAAAATAAATATATTGTAATAATAAAATGTTAGATCAGGAAACACTCAGACCCGTCATAATAGCCATGGCACTTTATCTTGCACTTTCACAACTCATACCAGAACTTTTCAAAAAACCAACAAATATTAAAATAATCGACGATATAGTTGCAATGTTGATTGCACAAAGAGGTTCACTTACATCAGGTACTATTCTCACAGGTATCATTGTTTTAGTTACGAATTACGTTAACGACGAATTCTTGTAAAACGTTTTCTTTACTCGTTAAAAATCGTGTTTTTGTGTGATCCATATACCTTATTTTTTTATTATACGCATCTTCCATGAATTCCATAAGTTGTTCCATATTTGGTTTACCCCATTGCATACCTGATTTATACAGAAAATCATCCCTTGGTAATTTATGAAGTTCACATTTTATAGTATATGGAGTATCTATATACTCTATAGCCCCTCCATAATCTGTTATAATCACAGGCTTATTTCTTATTGCCGCTTCTACAGCACCCATACCAACTCCCTCGGATGATGAAAAATTAACATAACAATCCGATCTACAGTGTATTTCTTCCATAACTTCATCGGAAACTAAGTCATTTATTATTGTTACATTTGGTATATTGATTTTAAACGGGTATTTACACGTTGCTTTAACAATTAATCGTGCATCGGGTTTATTTAATCTTACAAATGCTTCTAATATCTTATTAAAGTTTTTTCTCGGATCGTATACGTTACCTATATGATAAAACGTATATGGTCTTTTATCGGGTATATGTGCATGTATAACACAAAACTTTGTATCTGGGAACTGTCTTTCGAAAACATTTTTACAATATTCACTGGGTACCGCAATACTGTCAAATAGTTCGAAAAGTTTACCGTAATCTTCATGAACAGTTTCAGTTTCACAGACGGTCATACAAACAACTTTTTTTATTTTACGTTTGATTTCTGGTATTTTATCTAACCAATATTTAACAGGAAGTGCAAAAATAAAAGCGCTATCAGATTCAGGTATTTCCTGGTCTATTTCAATATATTTAGTATACCCATCTTCGGGGAAAAGTTCCATATATTTTTTACAATGTTGACCGATTCCACTCAGGAGAGTTGGCCCAATGAATAACATTTACTATAAAGATTATCTTTCTTTTATATATATTACACAATGGACTCTGTCA